TCACGTCGTGTAAGGTGATCAAATACACAGTGTAGAATTTCGTGTGCGATAACAAATTCAATTTCTTTGTTAGATAGTGCATTAAAAAATTGTGTATTAAAATACAAATGACGACCGTCTGTAGCCGCTGTAGGACACCAATCGTCACAAGCTTCAATCTTAAGTCGTGTAGCCATATTGCCAAAAAATGGATGTCTTAGGAGTAAGCCGACACGAGCAACAATTACCTTGTCCAACACTTCCTTACGCATTTCTTCAAGTGCTTCTGGTGTAATATTTGGATCTGGTTGCCAATTTTTAAGTTTAGTTGCTGTATCTTTTACGGATGTCATTGCCATGTTCTCCTAAGTTATGCATATATTATATTTAAGTTTTGCGGATTTGTCAACTTAAAATGGACGGTTTTTTTGAGGAGACCGTCCAAACTCCTTGGTATTATGCCTGTTGTGCTTTGGTAATATACTTGCCAAAACGATCATGAAACTCTTCGAAACATTCAACTTCGTCTGGATCAATTGGCAGGGCATATTGTGTGAGGGCTAACTTGATACCCATTACAACCAATTCAGTTTCAAAGTTATCCATCATAAAACGTAGAAACTTGTCAACTTTGTTGTCAAATTTCTTATCGCCTTTATCGGACGCTTCTTTAAGTTCATAGCAGAGCGAGACCGTCAAGGAATATCCGGCACTGATTTCTTTGGTCTTTAGCTCTTTAACCTTACCTGACAAGATGTCAGTTGGGTTAGGCATTTGAGCCGCTACCTTACGGTGAGCGACAAACTTGATTGCAAGGCCTTCGCCTACTGCACCTGATACAAGATCAGTTGTTGTTTCTTCATCAAGTTCATCTTCGAGCAGTTCGCTTACAAATGACCAACTACGTGGTGTTGCAAAAGATCTGCTTGGAGATTTCGGATCAAAATCGTAAAGGTCTTTTTTGCTAAAAGTCAAGTAACCTACAACATCTTTGTGGATGTTGTTATCAACTGCCCACTGAAACCAGTCATCAAAATCGACTGCAAGTTCTAAGTGAACAAAACGATTAGCCAACGGCGCTGGCATACGATATGTAACACCTTTGTCAGCTTCACGGTTACCTGCGGCAACAATATACACATTGTCTGGCAATGTGTATGTGCCAACCTTACGGTTAAGAATTAGTTGATAAGCGGCTGCCTGTACTGCCGGCGCCGCAGAATTCATTTCATCTAAGAATAAGATAATCGCTTTATGCTTTTTAGCAAATTCTTTAGAAGGAAGTTCTACAGGTGGTGCCCATTTCATTGTATTATCGTTTGCGGCGTAATACGGAATGCCTTTGATGTCTGTAGGTTCCCAAAGTGATAGACGAACGTCAATTACATAAGCGTCCATATATTCACCAATTTGGTGTACAATGTCCGATTTACCAATACCTGGAGGTCCCCAAATAAAGATAGGACGTTGTTTCTTTATTGCATGTTTAATGCTGTTTTTAGCCTTGTTAGGGCTTAGTGTGCGAATTGCTACGTTTTCCATTGTAACTCCTTGTTTTCCTCAGTGCCTTATTATGTATACTAATATAGCACCAACGAGCCTAAGAGTCAACCACTAATTTGCCAAAACTTCAATAAATTTTTCTTCTCTATCCAAAAACTTGTAGTCAATATGTGTTGGATTCATTGGTTCTATGTGTTCGAAAACAGTCTTGGTAGTAAAATCACTGCAACTATACACATCTAACTGCACCAAAGCAGGTGAACTTTCGTCCCATATGTGCATTGCTATATGGCTTGTTTCTATGATTGCAAACGCTGTGATACCTCTATTTCCTACCATTTTGCAATAACTTGCTGTAGGTCCGTACATAGGTTTCATTTTGATTTTTTTGATTAGAGAGCGTAGAAATTTGATGGCTTTGTTCTTGTTGACTATGGGCTTGTCAACTTCTGCCCGGACCACCAAATGTTTATGAGCTAACATATGGGATTATTTAGTAATAATACTATATTATTTCTGACGTTTTATGGCTTTTATCAAACCGTATTTACGAACATCTCCGGAGAATAGATGTAATTCCATTGCCTTTTTTTCATTAGTGACTATTATTCCTTTTTTATCAAGATAATAAGGACAGTCTATAAACTGGTCCATCCATATTACTACATTGGTTGTAAATTCGAAATCTATAGGATAAGGAACTTGATATGTTTGTAATTCGAGCTCATTTTTTATAAAGTTATAGCCTGCTTCTGTTAGACGTAATCCGCCTGTTTCTTTAGATCTTGTATTTTGCCACCATAATGGCATGACCTCTTTTACACTAGCTTCGTTTATTGACTTTCCTGCATTTTTTAGAAAGACTTTTGTGTATGTTTCTTTCCAGTTCATCAGTTGTCATCACTGATAGTTTCACCAGATGATAGTTTGACTACACTAAACTCTGTGCAATTAAACATATCGTTTAATTTTTTAGCAAGATTAATTGCATGTCCAGGATTAGAAAAACTTACTTTCTTATACTTAGGACCTGGGTAATTTGTTAGACTATTTGAACTTTTCAAATTGAAAGGTTTGTTTTTATAGAATACAGCCCATATAGCATCCGCATCTAAAATTTGCTCACTTTTATAGGTTTTTTTATCTATATGCTCTAACAATATTGTAGGTTTTGGTCTACTCATATGCGTATTTCCTTAATTATATACGCATATATTTATCCGATTTTACCAGCTATTTCCGCCGTCTAATTCTACTTTTATTGTTTCATCTTCTCGTGAATATTTCTTTTCTAATATTTCTTCTAGATTACCATTCAGTTTGGCCATAACTTCACCTAGTGTAAATGCTAATCTTTTTGCTACTTGAATATTAATTTTAACTTCTTTAGCATTACTTGCATCTGCACTTTTAACTTGCTGTATGAACTGCTGTACAGGCATTGTGTTTATAGGATCATTTGGCATTTGCTTTACTCAATTCTGTACGCATTTCTAAATTTGTTTTGAATGGACCTTTGAATTTATAACGTTCTAATGTGATTGCTTTAGGACAGAAAGATTTGACCCAACCTTTTTCAAAACGGATAATATAATATCCTGCACAATATAAACTTTTAGATTTAGGACTTTTTGTAAACAATGGAAGTTTATTTTTTACATCAAACAAAGGATTATGAGGAACACAACTGGTATCGTAACCGTGCACCTCTTTGTTTGTAATTTCTGTAATTTCAAGTTTGGACCAATCAATTTTACCAAATGATTTTTCTATTTGTTGAGCATTTTTTACAAACCTAGTACCTTCTTTGTCACTTAGAATGTATTTGTCATCGGAAAGTGAAAGTGTAGCTATCTTTACTCCACTATCTTCTAAAATCCAAAATTTACCATCTAATATTTCTTTTGCTTTTATTGTCATTGTACATACCTCGCTTGTAATGGTTCCGCATATAATTGAGCGTTTTCACTAACACGTTGTAAATCCCATGTTGCACAGAATTTCATTAGACGTAGTCCAACTTGCGAAATTTGTTTTGCTTTTACATTTTTAATTGTTTGATTTATAGTTGCTCTAATTTCTTCAGGTTGTGCAGTTAGATCACATAGCACAACATTACGATTATAATCTTCAAGCACACGATGCTCTTTGCCGTTGTGATCTACCCAACGTTGTAACATAAGGTTATTCCAATTATAACCTTTTGTGCCTTTGTCATCAAAAGCCTCTAACAAACCTACTTTGTTCTTTGTACCTTTCTTACGCACACCAGGATATGCACTGAATACATTATCACTTGTATCACCACGCATACACTTCTCAAACAACTGCCACTCTGGGTTAGGTGCAGGCTTAGGTTCACCTGTTTTTTTGTCAATTACAGGTTTGCCTTTGTCTGTAAAGTAACCTTCATGTGTAATTACAGTGTTTGTGACACCATTGTACTGACGTACATTATGTGCAACTAATTGTGCAAAGTCACCATCTGTACTAATAATTGCATGATTATCATTAGGGTGTGCTTGTACCCAACCTGCAATTAAATCATCTGCCTCAAGTTGCGGGTGATGAAGCACAGTACAATTAGTCTTGTCTGTAACAAAATCTTTAAAATGATCAAACGCTTCCCAGAACAGTTTATCCTCTTCTGACTCTTTGACAGTCATCTTGTCACGAGTTTCTTGTCGGTTACGCTTGTATGGTTCATAGTAGTCCTTACGCCAACTACGTCCTTCTAAACAAAACACAACATGGGTACCGTCAAAATCCTGCCATGCCTTCTTTATACTATTAAGTGTAATATGAAAAGCCATGCCAAGTTTTGTATCAGCGTCTCCTCTGATAACGTGTCTTGCACGAAAGAATGTATTTGCAGTGTCTACTAGTATATAGGTCATTAACTTACCTCTGATTTATCTTTGTCTATAGGTTTAACATTAATATAACCCATTTCACGCTCTTTGTCAAGACCGTCTTCCTCCAAAATTTGCATTGCTATTGTTTTAAACCAACCATTAACAATATCTTCATTAGTTTCACCTGAATATCCTGCATCAAGTAACTCTTCAATAAATTGATTATTCCAATCTAGTTCAAAGAAACCATTTTTTATGTTTTCTGGATTGACTTGTGTGTCAAGTACGCCTACCCAAGGTTTTCCTGCACGAGTAGCATCTTCTTTTTCACGTTGCAATATTGCTCTACGTTCTTCTTCTACTGTCTTTTCTACTGGTTTTTGGGTGATCTTAGGCTGTATGCCCAATGCTTGTTTTAATTTATCCCAGTTCATATTAGTCCTTTCTCTCTTAGCTCTTCATCTAAGTTCTTTTGAATAGGAGCCTTCATTGCCTTTTTATGTTGTTTGTTTTTGTATTCCACAACTTCCTCAAGTTCCCCAGGCATTTCCGAATAAGCTGATGTGGAGTCTCGGTGTGAAGCGCCAACCTCGCTCCATACATGCTTCGGCCACTTCTTTAACATTGAGGTTATACTCTTCCGAACGTCCGCCAAGCGGCATAAGATATACCGGACATTGTACCCCGGCAGTTCTGTAAGCCTCCACAGCTCTTGTGACTTCTTCAAAATCATCTTGACTAGCGACAACAAACTTAAGGTAAATGTCACTACCGTCAACAAGGCTATACTCACGAGCAACATCAGT